GCCGAGAACCCCAACGCCCCCGCGCTGATCAAGCTGCGCACGTCAGCAGCGTTGATTCGCCAAATCCAAAAGATCGCGCCGATGCTCGACGATACGCGCACGGTGCTGACCGAGTTGCAGGACGTGATTGATGTGCATGGCGCAATCACCGATGATGACCTGCTGCGCCTTGGGGTCAGCGCCGCCCAGGTGGCGAGCTTGCAGGCGTTTCTGACCAAGCTCTTTGAATTTATGGACAACTCGACGCAGACACGCAAGCCCTACCGCACGACCATCAACTCTGTGCGGCGCGTCGGAGCGCAATTATGAGTATCGTCAATAGTAAGGTTCGCCGTCAACAGCGGCGCAATCATCCATCATCTATAGGAGAAAGTATGACCACGCAAACGCAAGAGACAGCCAAGGCCGAGCCGACCGAATTGCGCTGGAGCAAGGCGCAGATCCGCCACTTCAACGAGTTACAGCGTGAGGTCAAAGAGGCTCAAGGGGCCGTGACCCGCGCGCAAGAGGCTGTGCAGGGCTTTATCGGCTATCTGAGCGAAGAGTACGAACTGGACGTTAGCCAACCGTGGGTAGTGGGGCCACAGGGCTTTGTGCTGCGACCGAGCGAACCGAGCGCACCGGCAACCCAGCCGCCCAGCGAAGAAACGCCACCGCCCGCAGCGGAATAACGCATCTCGGTTATATGTCGCTTGTGCCGCCGAGAGGGACAGGTATATACTGATTGGTGGTTTTGATTTCTACCGTCAGCCTGTCCCTCGGAGGTGCATTGTGCGTTTATTCTTCAAGCTGCTGATTTTTGTTTTAGTAGTTTTGGCCTCAGTGTCCGCATGGGTCAAGTATCGCCAGGAACTCACCGGCACGATTCAGACGTTGCAGGTTCCAGCGGGCGACACGCCCACGGGCGATCCCAATGCCCCAGCCCCCACACCCACCCACACCCCGACGCCGGAACCCACCGGCGTGGATACCACCGCCCCACAAATCCTCTCCATCGACCTGCACCAATCCAGTGTCGATACGACGGCTTCGAGCCAGTTGATCACCCTCACTGTTCATATTACAGATGACCTCAGTGGTCTCCAACGCGCGACATTTCGTTTTGTCCCAGCCATTGGCGGAACGCAATATCTGGATATTTCGATCACAGAGGATTACCGTGTCAGTGGCGACCGACGCGATGGGATTTATGTGGCGGTGGGGCTGCTCCCCAAATACAGCGCGCATGGCCGTTGGTATTTGAGCGAGGCAACAGTTGCCGACAATGCCAACAATATCCAGTACGGCTACGGCTTCCCGGATGGACGCAATGCGGAGCCGGAGCCGGTGGTTGGGGAGGAACCGCTGTATTTTGTCAACGGCAAGGATAGCGGGCCGATTGTGGCGCCGGAGGCGACGCTGCCCGCGCCGGTGGAACCGGGGCCGCTGCCGCCGGAGGGTGGGGTGGCGGATGATGGGGCAGGTGGAAATGAGTTGCGGTTGCCACTCTTGCGGCCATAGCATATCCTTGTTGCAAGTACGGCAACAAGCGAGAGGCAAAAACAGGCGGCTAGGCATCGCGCCTGCCGCCTGTCGGTTCGCAGCCGCCACCCCACGGCGACGGCTGCGCTCGGTCAGGGCGTAAACTTGCTCCACGTACCTATCAGCATGTGGGCAGGTCTGCGCCCGCCGCCGCATTTGTCCACGTTGTACCCGCCACGATCATCTACGGTGTGCCAGCCGCGCGAAACTGTACCCCAAAACACGCGCACAACCATCGTCTCGATACGGTTCGGGTCAGCGTGACGGGCATAGTTGATATAGCCCTCAAATGCCCAGATGCCAGGTGAGTCGGGTTGCGCGCTCATGGTCAATCTTCTAGCCACTTACGCCAATGGAGATTGTCGGCGTTCCAAGTCCACGGGCCATCACGCCAACTAATGCGCTCAGAGTTTATCAAGCGCGCACCTCGCGCAAAGAACCATTTAAGCGGAAAGTGCAGCAGTATCGACATGAAGCCAATCTGCTCCATTGTCGGTGCGACCGTCTCGGACTCAAAGCCAATCAGGTCTTGACGACTAACTCGCAATTGCTCGGCGAATTCATCAAGGGACAAGCCGCGCAGACAACGCGCCGTAACCAGTCGTGGCCCGCTAAACGGCAAGCCGTCCTTGTTGCACGGCATTGCTGGCAGTTCACCCGCGCGTGCGCGCAACTCGACATTTTCGGCCTCTAGTTGAGAGATGCGCGCCAGAAGTTCACGCTTGCTCATGGTCAGTCCTTGCCCCAACGCACGCGGATACGCACGCCGCACAGCAGCACGATGAGCAGCAACCAGCCCCACCACGGCATCACCTCGTCCCCTCCTGTGCTGCCAGCTCTAGTAGTCTTTGCTCGATAGCCGCTCGCCGCAGTCCATGACAGCCGTAGTTGTATTTGGCTCGCTTGCCGTTTAGTATGGCGAGTGCCTTGCGTAACTGCTCCGTGTTCGCTTTTTGCAGGGCAGCAAAAAAGACAAGTCCCCTGCCCTTGTTTTTGCGTATCGCTCCCCCTAGCAGCAGAGGTACAATAGTGTCGGTCACTTCGTCCCCTCCTGTGCTGCCAGCCAGTTACGCACAATATCTATTGTTCCGGCACTGTCATCGCCGCCGTATATCATCGCGTAGCCCAGCAGCGTCGTGATTGCCCCGCGCACGTCATCGGGTGCATGGAGCGGCGTCCCCTCCTGTGCTGCCAGCCAGGACAACGCCGCGTCGATGGCGGCGAGTTGGTCTGCCAACCTTCCGTATTCATCAGGATCGGTATACCACAAATTCATTTTTCTACGTATTGCTGCATCTTGATACTCCAACGCCTCGCGCATCGTCGCCGCCACGTCCGGCGGCAGGGTTGGCGCGCGACGGTTCCAGGCGGCGATGGCAAGCGCGCGCGTGGGCAGCATCGGCGTACCGCACGCGCAATCGTCGTTGGCGCAGAAAACGCCATACAGCCAGTCGCTCGAAAACATATAGCCCACACTACCACAAAACGGGCATGGTGCTAGTGTCTCGCTCATGGTGTCACCTCATCTCCAAATGCCAATTGGCCCTCATTCGCCACAACGGTTTTCGCCTTGCGCGTTTTAGGGGGGTCGAAATACTTATTGATTTCAGATAGCCAAATCTTGTAAGGATGATAGCGGCGTTCGCCAAACGGGTAAGCCTCGCTTAACTTTTTGCGTAGCTCCTGCTCCGGCAAGCCAGGATTATCCTTGACTGTCTTGGCAATCACCCGATTCGCAATGTTGCGCCATTCGCTCATGTCATCTCCCCGCGTTGGAGTCGCAGCCCTCGTGTGTTTTGGCGGCTATCGAGTCGCCTTGTCATGTACGCCGATCAGTCCCCATAAAATCGACTGCCCACTGTTGCCAACTCGACAAAACACGCTATTTTCGAGTTCGCGCACAAATCTCTTGAGCGTGCTTTTTGGTATGTCCAAGTCCGCGCACACAACGGGGACGTGCGACGGGCCATACTGCAACAGGTAGGCCGTGACGCGCTGTTGCAGTTCGGCGCGCCGCTTGGCTCTGAGTTCGGTTTGCACGCGTTTGGCGTCACTTATGTTGTATTTAGGCCGGAGATGCTCCACAAGCACCGGCTCTAGCGCGTCAACCACATCAAACGGCTTGACGGTATCCGCCCTGCCCACGTCAACGATGCGGGTCACACGGCCAATCACGTAGCCGTCTTGGGTGACGCCGAGCGGTCGCACAAAGGTCTTGACCACGCGCCCGCTGAACCTGGCATACTGGTCGTCGGGTGTGTAGGCGCGGCCCGCGGTTGACGTTTTCATGGTTCCATCCACCCCGTGAATCGACTGCGCGGCATCGGCTCTTTCATCCATGCGGTATCCGGCTCAGGTAGCTGCAATGCCTCGGCAACGGTGAGCAACCGTTCGATGGGCAGCGAGTTGCGCTTGCCGGACTTGGCGATCCAGGTGAGGCCACGCCGCTTCTCGATTTCCAAAGCCACTTCAAGCGTTGAGCGCACGTCCTGGGCGACATAAGCCAACACCTCGTCAAATCTGCCATCTGCCCACATCTGCGGGGCTAATGCGCCACTCATGCCCTCGGTCTTGCCTGACAGTCCCATGCTCCGTGCAATGGCGTCCAAGCCGACCGGGAAGCCCTTGATGCAATGCACCAGCAGGCAGGTATCCACGCTGTGCAGGGCCAGGTCAGCGCACTCGGCAACCATGCCCGATTCTTCTGCGAGGATGTCGAAGTCGAAGCCCACACCATTGTGAGTCAGGAGCGTGAAGCCTTTTGTGTAGACAGAAAAGAGTAGCTTATTGACGAGGCTCTGACATTCCTCCCTGGTCATCAGGGAGGCAGGGGAATCGCTGCCCCCGTGACCAGTGGAGGTCTTGATCTCGTCTTTGGGGGTCAGCCACGCCACGGCCCAGCAAGCGATCCCCAACGGGCGATGGTTCTGGATGTCTTCGCCCTCCGGCGTGATTTTGGCGGTTTCGATGTCGAAGGATAAGTAGCGGGTCATAATTCGACCTCCATGATGTCGTTATAAAGCCATTCGGTGCGTTCGCCACGGTCAAAGCGATGACGAAGCGGCATGATCGTCATTGACAAAGCAAGGATACCGTTGGGCGTTTCACCGTAGATGCGCTCGCAAGTCGCCAAGTATTGCTCTGCCTTTGCCCAATCTAGAGGTTCCACATCCACCCGCGCCACGCTGTCAGTGGACTTAAATCCATCAGGGTAGCGCACCTTGAGCTTTTCAATGTTGGCATCCATGACTTGGCCCATGTCGAGTTCGAGCTTGGTGCAGAGCGCAGCGATATACCACAAGCAGTCGCCAAGCTCCTTTGCCATCTTGTCGCGGTCAAGGCCATGCTGATGCAGGATGCCCTTTTTGACGGTCTCTGCTACCTCGCCCGCTTCACCGGCGAGGCCAAGGGCGTTCCACAGGATCATCATGCTGGTGTCGTCGAGGTCGAAGCCTGGGCGATCAATGAGAGTACGCGCTGCGAGTTGTTGGTATTCGGTTGCGTTCATTGTCCTCTCCCTTCGTGCCATTCCAATAGATTTCGCCAACAGGGGCATAGGCGCTTTTCCACGCCAACCATTGCAGGTGCATCCAACACAGAAAGACGATCCACTCTGCTGTCACGTCCCCCTCCCCTCTTTCCACTCTAATTCGCCCAACGTTAGCCGCGCATGTGTCCACTGCACCTGTACCCCTAGCCGCGTCGCCAGCATTTGCGCTATGTCGCCGTCCAACTGGCACAGGTAACGTTGCCCCATCAATCGTTGCAAGACGCTCCGTGCATCATCTTCGCTCATAGCCTCGGTCACATGATAGGCGGCTTCGAGCGTGGAGAGTGGGCGCACTTTGCGACTGACCAGGGCAGCGATGGCGGCGGTCGCAGCGGCTAGGGGGTCGGTGATCATAGTCAGTCTTGCTTCTGCCCCTGGGCCAAAAACTTCATCTCCGCACGCTGCGCGCCAAAGTTGATGGTGTACTCAACCAGGTTGGCGGCGCGAATCTGGCGCAAGTGCTTGATCACGTCCAGGTTGGTGGCGGCGTGGCATAAGCTCCGCAGTTCGCCCATCGTGACCACAAAATGCGTGCCAAATGTCTTGTTCTTTGCCAGCAGCTTGGCGGCCAGCTTCTTGGCGGCTACGGGCATTTGCGCGTGGGCGATGGCCTTGACAATGGCATCACGCGGGGTTGGGGTCGGTGGTGGCGTCCATTCGACTGGGGTGACGGTTGGTTCAGCATCTTGGGTGATGTTCATGGTTATCCAATTCTTTCCTGTTTGTAGCCCCACTGGAGCAGCGAATTCACGAGGCCGGTTTTGTCAATCAGTTCAGCGACGAACTCAAGCATGGACTCTGCGACTTCGGCCTGTCGGGTAGCGGCTTCGGCCTGAGCAATGGCGGCGTGCATCATGGCTTGCTTGTAGGCACGATCTTCGTAGACCTGGCGATCCACGATGTCGCTGAAACGGACGCGGTCGTCATTGATGCGATGCTCGAATTCAGCCATGTGGCGGCGCGCCGCCTTGAGATGATGGGTCTCGGACGGTTCGGGCTTTTCGGGCGGCGGCGTTGGGCGGGGCTGTTGCGTCAATCCATCGTAGTACTTGGCTGCCGCTAGCAAGGCGGCGTCATTGTCAGTGAGATATTCATATTCCGTGTGCATGATGTTTGGTTCCTGTAGTTGGTTATTCCATCCAACTCACGCAGCCGTTCGTGCTGCATGAGGCGTGGCAATGGCCGTTATAGGCGATGCTGAAACCGAGTGTGCCGGTGTTGCAGATGGGGCAAGAGATTCTCCCCTGCACATTGCGGGTCGGCTTGCCGTTCGCCTTGAGATAATCAGTGATGGCGGCGCGGGCGGTCATGTATCGAATACCCGCGTCCCTGAGATGCTCAACTTGGGCTGCGATTTCTTCCGGCGTGGGCCACTCGCGCAAAGCGCACTCGGCGACCACATCCTCTTTGAAATGGGTGCGCAGACAGGGCAGGCGGTTCAGCATACCTGGGCGGCTGTCGTCACCCAGTTGCGCGTAATTGACTCCGGCGCGGCAAGTTTCGCTTCGTCCTGTGCCGGTGTAATGCTTGCACCAGCCGTTGATTTGTTCTTCAAGTGTCTTGGGTGGCATGTGGTTTCCTTGCCCCGTTACGATGCCACGGGGCCACGGCGTCTTGGCGTTTGGGTCTTAGAACGGCGGCGTGCGGTCGTCGTCACCATCGGCATGGATAGTTGTGGCGTCGCCATTCGTGGGCGTCGTGTCGTAGTCGTCGGCTACAACGGGCATCTGCGACACAAGTTCGCGATACTGGCGGCGAATCTCGCTGACAAGACGCAGCGATTCCACGTCCTTGATCTGGCTGTCCACCGTCACTTGGACAACGTTGTAGGTTTCACCACCTTGCGCCTTGGCAGAGTCAAGGGTGAATTTGGTCTTGACGCCAAAGTACGCGCCGCGCTTCGATGCCAGGGCAGAGCAATAGTTATCCCATGCTTTGATGCTGGTGGGCGGCAAGGCCATGATTGCGGGCAATGCCCATCCGTCGATCAGCAAGAGTAGGCGGCGGAGTTCCTTGCAGCCCTTCCCCTTCCCTGCACCGCCGCGCCGCTGGTGTTCGCTGCCCCACTGATTTAGCGGGCAAGTGGCACAGCCATAGAATTCGGGCAGCGGCTTGTTTTCGCTCAGGGCGATGACACCAGGATGCGGCGTGCGTGCGCTGGTGGCAGCCTTGAATTGCTCGTCGCTCAGTTCGGCGTTGAAGATGCCAATGCTGCCGTCCGGCGAAGAACAGATCGGAGCGTTGCCCGTGCCGCTGTCAGGCCAGTAGCCGCGCACCTTCTGCGAGATGGCGACTACGGCCACAAAGCTCTTGGCGGTATCGTCGCCCATGAGAAACTGCCCAATGCCACCTGGAGCGACTTTCACCTTGGCGGGTTGCAGGTCAAAGGCGGCGGTCTCCTGCTCCATTTCGGCCATGATCAACGCTTCAGCGTCGGTCAGTTGGATTTGGCCCCCTTGAAACTTTGTCAATGCGTTCATGGTTCTATGGTTCCTTGTGGTCTAGGTGTGGGGATGGTTGCCCACCCCCTTTGATTCGATGGCGGTGCTAGATGGTCGAAGCGCGCAAGACCTGCGTTTTCACGTCTGCGATCTTGCGGAGGGCGTTGAACCTCGTCTCGGCTTGCTGCAATTCAACTTGCGACTGTTCGTAGCTGCGGCGAATGCGTTCAGCCTTCGACCACAGATGCGCCAAAATGCCCTTGCGAAGATCGTTCTTGAGCTTTGTCAAGGCAATGTCGTAGGCTTTCGACGTGGCAGCGATGCCGCCAAGCGGCCCCTCCTTTTGCTGGGCCATCACGATCACCTCAGACAATTCTTCGAGTTCAGCGGTCTCATAGCTGTCGAGGGCGTCGCGGTAGTTGCTGTGCCACTGGCGTTCGTCGGCAATGGCGGCTTCCAGCGTTTCGCTGGCGACTTGCATTTGGGCAATGATGCTTTCGGCCTCACCGATGGTGGTGTTCAGCGGGTTCTGGATCGTGAAATTCGGGTAATTGTTCACTGTGTCGAGTTCCTTGTGCGTTGGTTAGGTGTTGCCCCTGGTATCGTGCCAGGGGCTTGGATTGCGATGGAGATGCCTTGCTAGGCGTAGATGATGTCGCCATCGGGTTCCGGCGTGAGTTGACGACGCTGCACGATGTCGGTGGCGAGATTCACGTCGTCGTGCGCCCACTCTGGGGCCGGTGGCACGGCAAAATCGGACGCTTCGTCACAAAACGACGGCACGTACTTCTTGTCGGCAGAGAAGTCGGTGCTGGCGTGCCAGTCGGCATCGGCCACGATGTCGGAGATGCTGCTTTCCAAAAAAGAGCGCACGGCCTTCAGGTATTGCTCAGATGTATACTCCCATGCCGTCTCATCTTTGGCGGCGATCTTGGTCGCAGCGGCCATAATCTGCTCTGGCGTGATGATGATGGGCTTGATTACTCGGCTGTTCATGGTTCGGTCTTTCTTAAGCTAGATGCTTTTGGGCGATGGTGGCGGGGAGTGGTTTCCCACTCCCCTGATTCCCCTAGAAGCGAATTTCGCTCTCAAGTGCATCGTCAACCAGGGCCATGTGGTCGAGATGCCGCTTGTACATCTCGTCGATCCAGGCGTCCTCGTCGGCTTGCTGCTGCGCCGCCAAGACCGCTTTGGCGAACTCAATCGCCGCTGCGAGGGGCATGACCACCTGCAACTTGTGGTCGTAGCCATCGGCGTTGGTCGATTCCAAGACCACCACCTCGGTGTCGCTGAAAACCGGCTCGCCGTTGACCCAAGTGTGCGTGCTTTGGGTTTCGGCCTTGACTACGAAGTTGCGGCCTTCGCTGTTGAACTGGTGGGAAATCTGTGATACGATGGGCATTGCTGAACGTCCTTTCAGTGTTGTGGCCCGTTGGGTGTCGCTATCACCTGGCGGGTCTTTTTCTTTTCCGTTGGGCGAATATCTTTTCGCTTGAAAAGATTATACCTAATTTCTTTTCGATTGTCAAGTGCCAAAATGCAAAGTATTCGCTCGAAAAGATTCCTGGCAACAAAAAAAACCGCCACGATGGGCGGGCTTGCTGCGACTTTGTTGTGGTATCAGGTGGGCGGTGATCGGGGATTGCTAGAGATTGTCCACTGCGCCAAATTGTTCGTGCGCTGTCTGTAAATCGTCGTCAACCAACTTGACGTAGCGGTTGATGACGCTTAGGTCACTGTGGCCTAATAGCCGCTGCAAAGCTAAAACGTTCATGCCATTACGAAGGCAGTTGAGGGCAAAGGCGCGCCGGAAACTATGGGGACTCGGTTCGGGGATGCCAGCATCCTCGGCGCGTCGCCGCAATATCTGGCGTATGCCATCCTGATTTAACCGTTTGCCGTCCCGCGCACTAATCCAAAGCCCCTCCGTCGCCTTGCGCTTTTCGGTGCGTTCTATGTACCCCAAAAACGCTTCACGCAACCGTAGATAGGCCATCAACGCACGGCGCGTCGTTGCGCCCATAAAGACGGCGCGCGCCTTGCCACCCTTGCCACGTCGAATCTGCACGGCGCCATTCTTCATGTCGAGATCGGTCACAACCAGAGCCGTCATCTCTGCTTTACGGATGCCCGTGTCGAGTAGCAACAGAAGCAATGCGCGGTCACGTTCCCCGGCCAGCGTTCTGCGCTCACAGGCTGCCAGCATCCTTTGGAAATGTTCGGTTGAAATAGGGTCAAGTGGTTCGATCTTGGGGAGCGCAACCTTTACCTTTTTGGCTGGATTGCGCCAATTCAGGCCATCATATTCGATTTCAAACCAATTCAGATACGCTTTGACCGAGCGGTAAATGTTCGCCAGTCCACCGGCGTTGTGACCGGCCTCTTCCAGACTCAACACAAAGAGCCTGAGCAAGTTTGCGGTGATCTGCTGGGTTGCTGTGACCTCGTGGCTGTAACAAAAAGTGGCAAATCGAGCTAGGCAGCTTTTATGCCAACCTAGCGTAGACTTCGATACCTTGCGGATTCGACGCTCTAACAGAAAATCTTGTATCTCTTGTTCTAGCCGTGGCGTATGGTCGTCTGTTCTATTTGTCATAGGCGGTCGCTACCCAAAATGGCTTATGCAGCAACCGCCACTCGACTAAAACCTGTCCACCTCACCACATAAGTAGCCCCGGTGTGATTCGAACACACGACCATCCGCTTAGAAGCAGAGAAAAGGGCAAAACGCTGCGGAAAACAGGCATTTATCGGTGTGGGGCTGCCACGGGTTGATTAGAACAAAGACCATCTGCCACGGCTTTTTTGCAGAGGTGGCGGATGGTTGTGGATTGACTATTTTATTTGGACGGGTTCAAAGCGCACGTCCAGTAGAGCCGGTGGCTCTATGTCTTGTTGCGCCCGCGCTGTGAAGGTTGCGACACTGAGCAAGATTGTTGCTGCGAGAGCGGCAATCCATAATTTTCTCATGATACGCCATACCTTTTGACCTATTGACAAACCTTATCATTCCGCTACAATTGATCAAAGAGTTCAGAACAAATGTTCCATGCCTCACAGGAGAACACGCGCCGCATGGCAAAAAAATCTAATACCCCCGGCAAGCCCACTGACGGCAAGGGCAAAGACACAAACACTGCCAAGCCGCAAAAAAAGAAAACGACGGAACGGGACGCCGATTCGAGGCGCACTCGTCCATCTCGACGCGCGTACAGCTTTTTTGTTGCCAGCATCCCGTCTGAGCGACAAGAAAAACAAATGCGGGGAATCTTCGCCTGGCTTGCTCGCCTACGCTGCGGGTAATTGCGGTGCGCTTTTGGGCGGCTGGTCACTATTTCCATAGACTCTCTGATCAAGTCGCCGCAACGTTTCCATAACCAGATCGGTTTGTTCTGGCCCCGCAATCTCGTCCCCGTAGTCAAGCATCATCTCGATCAACTCTTGCCGAGCCATGCGTCGAATCTCTTCGCTCGATTCCACAAACCCTTTTGCTACAATATACAGTTCGTAGTTGCGCCCCCGATCCAGTTGACGCATAAACTCCACCACCTCGGCTGCAAAATCCGGCAGAGGGGGTGCGTCACTTGGCTCTGGATTCCCGGATCGCCCACTCAAATAGTCGGATGATGTAGGGAACCCGCGCGCAATCTTCTCCACGGTGTCAGAGCGCGGATTTTGCCGATTGCCACTGAGAATGTTAGATATGCTGCCTTCGCTGACGCCGGATGCTCGGCTCAAGTCTGCGACAGACATTCCCTTGATGCGTAATAAGTCTTCTATTCGATCCGCTACGATAGACCTCTGTTTTGCCATATCACCATAATACATAATCTGGCCCTACCTTTTCAAGCGAAAAGCATTGTTGCCGCGAAGTTCTTGACGAATGAAAAGTTTTGATCTATTATTATTTCAATCGAAAAGAAACGGAGGGTTTACGATGTCTGAAATCGAACGGCTCGACAACTGGATGCGCGAACACGGCTACAGCAAGCGCACGATGGCAGAAGCAGTCGGTATGAGCTATGACGGCTTTTATCAAATCTTTTGGCGCAAGAAGATCAGTCCCGGCTTCAAGTTGCGTTTTATTAACCGCTTTGGTGCTGATGCCGCAGATCGCGTTTTTGACAAGCCAGCACTCCCTCGACTCGAACCCGTGTAGTCTCCCTGTCACTCAGAATAGCGACTGACTGACAGGCCATCAATACATTTGCAGCGAACCTGCATCAAAACTGTATCTGAAAGGACAAAAGCAAAATGCAACACAATCTTGATCCAGCGTTGGGACAAATCGCCTTACCGCTTCTCCTCGCTATCGCCGTGCTGATTTACGGCGTCCTGCACGGCGCGCTGATTGTGTGGGTGTGGCGCAACCGTGAACCCCTCATCATTCCGACGCTGCTCTTTATGAGTCCGGTTGGCGTTGGTGCTTGCGTCTTGGCGACCGTGCCATTCGTCGGCTGGACAGCGGCGTTGGCGGTCAGTATCGCGTTGGCCGTGGGGTTCACGCCAGTGGTGCTGATCGTCGGCTGGGCGATTTTCAACCGCCAGGAGCGTGGCCTATGAACGCTCGGCGACAAGTGGGCGGCTATGCGTGGCGTGACGAGTTGGAGGGCGTCCGTCGTCATTGCGACGATGTGGCACGAGGATTGACCGAATTGAGCAAACATGCTCGCACGGTCGAAGTGTCAAACCTGATTACTCGGTTGGTGGTGTCGAATTCGCAGATCGCGCTCGCCGTGATGGATTTACGGGATTACAAGCCATGAACGCTATTCAACCTAGCCTCTTTGAAATTCAGCCAACTGTCACACCGCAATATGCCCGCGAAGCGACGATCCAGGAACGCTTTGACGCTTGGATTGAAGCGAATCCAACCTTTTGGCGGGCGTTTGTGGGTCTGTGTTTGCAAATGCGCCAACAGGGGATGCGCCGCTGGGGGTCTAAGGCAGCGGTGGAAGTGCTGCGCTATGCGGCGTACACGCAGACCATCGGGGACGGTTTTAAAATTCCGAACGATTACAGTTCGCGACTGGCACGAAAAGCTATGCGCGAAGTCCCCGAACTGAGTGATTTTTTCGAGTGCCGTGAACTTCGCGAACAAGGGTGCAATCATGACTAATCAAGAGCATAGCAAACAGACTGAGCGCGAAGCGTTGGATTGGGTATACGTCGCTATCGCCACCGCTATCATCGTCGCGTTGATTTTGGCCGCAGTTGGCGGCCACCATGTCGTTTCGTTGGGGGTGCAGCCATGATTGAACTTACTAAGCGCGAATGGATGGTACTGACCTGCATCACCACCTATCGACGAGAGCATGGTTATGCGCCCTCGGTCAATGACATCGCCAAGTCCATCGGCAAGCGCGCAGGCGGCACTATCACAGGCGCGCTACGCAGGCTGGAAGGGAAGGGCGTGATTACCTTTGGACGCAAGAACATTAAATGCCGTCAAGAGCGCGCCATTGGTTTGATTCCAGGGGTTTGGGTGGGGGTGAAACTGTGAAGCACGAACGCGCACGAGCTTATGAGGATTTCTTGCGGGGCAAAGTGCAGACCGGCACGGAAACAGGATTCGCAGTTGACCAGATGCACCCCTCGCTGTTTGGGCATCAACAAGACGCTATCCGTTGGGCAGCGCGCCGTGGGCGGGCGTTGATCGCCGCTAAATTTGGGCTTGGCAAAACCCGTATGCAAGTCGAGTTATTGCGCCAAGCCCATCAGCGCACAGGCAAGCCGGTCTTGGCGATTTGCCCGCTGGGGGTGCGTCATCAATTCGTGGTTGAAGATGGCCCCGCGATGAGTGTGCAGTTTGCCTATGTGCGGACAGACGCAGAGTTTGAAGCGGCAAGCACGCCGTATCTCATCACCAACTATGAGCGCGTCCGCGACGGCAATATCACGACGGCTGCGCTCGGCACGGTGGGCGCGGTGAGTCTTGATGAGGGCGCAATCCTGGGCAATCTTGGCACAAAGACACAAGACCAGTTCAACATGCTCTTGGCAGAGATTCCCTATCGCTGGGTGGCGACAGCGACGCCAGCGCCGAATGACTATCGCCAGATGATTTACTTTGCCGATTTCCTTGACGTAATGGATGCAGGGCAGGCGTTAACGCGTTTCTTTGGCCGCAACCCAGACAAGGCGGGCGATCTCCAACTCATGCCGCACATGGAAAAAGACTTTTGGCTATGGGTGGCATCGTGGGCTTTGTTCGTCGATACGCCGTCGGATTTGGGCTATTCCGATGATGGCTATGTCATGCCTGAGCTTGACATTCGTTGGCACAGGATCACGGCTGACCACGAAAAAGCGTTTGAGATGGTTGATCAATTCGGTCAACGTTTTTTGCTCAAAGACACCGCCGCCGGCGTCACCCAAGCCATGAAGGAAAAGCGCGACAGTCTTGGCGCGCGCGTGGCGACGGCTTTGCAGATTGTTGAGAGCTACGAATCTGAGCAGATGGTCATTTGGTGCAATCTCAACGATGAACAGTCTGCGCTTGAGCGCGGTCTCAAGGCGAGGGGCATCACTTATGCCTCGGTGCATGGGTCGCTTGCGCCAGAAGAACAAGAGGAACGGCTCTATCAGTGGAAAGATCGCCATTGCCGTGTGCTGATTGCCAAGCCATCGATGCTGGGCAGCGGCGTGAACTTGCAGCAAGCGCATGTCGCCATCTATGCCGGTCTGGATTTTAAGTTTCGTGACTTTATCCAGTCGGTGCATCGGCTCCAACGCTACGGTCAAACGCAGACCGTAGAACTGCACGCTATCCACACAGATGCCGAGGATCACGTTGTCGAAATCCTTATGGGCAAGTGGCGCCAACATGACGCGATGGTGGCACGGATGCGCGGCATTGTGCAGGAGTATGGTCTGACTAACGAGGCGTTGGCAAGTGAAATGCGCCGCACGCTCGGCGTCACCCGCCAAGAGCGCACGGGACACTTCTACACGATCATCAACAATGACTGCGTGTCAGAAACAATGGCGATGGCTGATAACTCAGTAGACGAGATTGTGACCAGTATCCCCTTTGGCAATCATTACGAGTATGTTGCCAGTCTCAACGACTTCGGACATAACCCCTCGGATGCTGATTTTTGGGTACAGATGGATTTCTTGATTCCTGAGCTTCTGCGAGTCCTTAAGCCAGGGCGCATGTGCTGTATTCATGCCAAAGACCGGTTGCTCTATGGGCATCAAACCCCACACGGCATGATGGAAGTTGACTACTTCACGCATGATTGCGCCCGCGCCTTTCGTAAGCACGGATTTGTCAGCTATGGCGAAATCTTTATTCCAACCGATGTGGTGCGCGAAAACAACTCTACGAATCGCTTGGGTTGGTCTGAGAACTGCAAAGATTCGTCGAAAATGGGCGTTGGCTTATCGGAGAAGGTTTTACTTTTCCGCAAGCCGCAAACGGACAAGACCCGCTCTTATGCCGATGAGCCGGTGCGTAAGGATAAACGCGAGTACAGTCGCGGTCGCTGGCAGATTGACGCGCATAGTTTGTGGCGGTCGAACGGCCACGCGCTCGAAACGCCAGCCGATAACCCCGCTCTTTTGCAGGGCATGGATGGCAGCCAAGTCTTTAACTGGTATCGCGAATGGTCGAAAGAAAATCCTTACGACTACCACCAGCATGTCGCCTTCAATGAGGCGATGGGCGACCGCTTGCCCGCCAAGTTCATGCTTATGCCACCGCAAGCCCCGAATGAGTACGAGGAGACGGCGTGGACAGATGTGCTGTTCATGCGAACGCTAAACATGAGTCAAGCGCGGCGGCGCGTGGAGAAGCACATTTGCCCGTTGCCCCTGGACATCGTCGAACGGCTGATTGTTCGTTACAGCAATCCAGATGACCTGGTGTTTGACCCCTTTAGCGGTATCGGCACGACGGGCTACATGGCCGTGAAACTGGGGCGGCGGGCGATTGGCACGGAATTGAATTCGACCTACTTCGAGGCAGCGGTCAAATATCTGCAAGATGCGGAGATGGAGCGACAGACCGCAACGCTCTTCGACCTCGACACCCTCGCCATCGAAACCGCCGATTAACTCACACTCGACAGGAACCTAGACATGAAAATCTCTTGCACACAACAGGGGTTAGCTAAAGGCATTGCGATGGTACAGCGCGCTGTGTCGCCGCGTAGCACGCTGCCCGTTCTCGGCAACATTTTGCTGGAAGCACACGGCGGGCAACTGCGCTTAGTTGCCAGTAACCTGGATATTACATCCGCATGTTGGATCGCGGCGGATATTGTTGAGGAGGGGGCGATTACCGTTCCCGCGCGGCTTTTTGGCGAGATGGTGACGAAGTTATTGCCAGGGCGCGTTGACCTTGCGCTTGATGCCAAGACACTCTCGGTGCATCTGACATCCGGCAATTTCAAGGCGAAGGTGGCGGGGATTGATGCCAACGATTTTCCGCAAACGCAGGGCGATGCGACCGGCGGCATTGAACTGGATGCCAGGCGACTAGCGGAAATGATTGACCAGGTGGCCTTTGCCGCCACTACCGACCTGTCACGACCGAATCTCATGTGCGTGCAATGTCGCATTGGCGCAAATCTAGCGATGGCCGCCACCGATGGGTTTCGGCTCGGCGTGCGAAGCGTGCCGCTTGACCCTGGCGCGTCCGACCGCGAGGTGTTGATACCCGCCACAAGCATCAACGAATTGGGGCGTATCCTTGCCGACGCTGATACCGAAAAGCCGGTGGTGATGAGCGGCGATGCAAGACGCGCCGTTTTTGCGGTCGATGGCAAAGGCAGTGTTTTACGCGCCGAATTGTCCACTCAACTTGTTGATGGCAAATATCCTGATTATCGGGCCATCATCCCCAAACACAGCACGACAACCGTTGTGGTCAATAATGCCGCTCTGTTGCGCTCGCTGCAAATGGCGCGCCTCTTTGCCAAAGGGGATCAGCAGGTCGTCACGTTGACCGCTAATCCGGGCGATTGCCTGAAAGTCTCGGCAGTCAATGACGCCAACGGGCAGAGTGATGATGCGTTGGAGGCGGAGATCAAGGGCGAACCGGTGACGATTGCGCTGAATGTCAGCTATCTAATCGCTCTATGCAGCCGCTTGGACGATGCCGATTTATTGATCGAGATGACGACTGCTAATCGGCCTGTTTCCTTGCGCCCAGCATCGTCTGACCCAGATGAGTTTATCCACGTCATTATGCCGATTAACCGCACCAAATAGCCGAAAGGAGAAAAGCATGTCACTCATTTTTGGTAGCGAAGAAGCCAATGAGATTCGCCGGCGCGATATTGCGAACGGCGTGCTGTCTGACCACGCAGATTATGGCAGTCCCGCACCCCGCCCAGAGCGCGACGCCTGGGGCGATTGGATTCAGTACAGCGACGATGCGAATGGCGATCTGGCTTGGCCGCTGTACATGGCAATGAGCGATGCAGACATTGACGCAGAGGCACTCGCTACGGAGGCCACATCATGATCCTGCGTATTCCAGAAGCCATTTACATCAACCGCAACCTTCGCCCAAAAGACGACCCACAAGAAGTGGAAGTCGAATTGGTTGACAACACGCTCTGGTTTGGGTTCAACGACGGAGCGATCAACCTCTGCCTGACTCTCGACGAAATGCGCGCCATCATGCGCCTCTTTGACGCGCCGGGTGGTGATTCATGAAGCGCATCCGTCGCATTGTAAAGGTTCCATGCCCTGATTGTTGGGGGACGGGATTGGAGACAGGTGGCAAATGCCGGACGTGCAAAGGCACAGGCGAAGTGGAACGCTGGGTTGTCGAGATTGTGCATGAGGACAACGAGGCAAAGGAGACATGAGTGACGCCTATCAACTATCCATGCACGCTATCCAACGCATCGAACAGCGCAGACTCCGTGCCGAATGGCTCGTGGCTGCGCTGGAAGGCAAACAGGCGCGGCAAGGGGACGGGACGATCATTTGTTGCGACCCAGAGACACGCTGCGCCCTGGTGATTGATCCCAAGTCCAAGCTCGTGATTACCGCACTCAAGTTGCGTCCCGCTAAGTTCCGCAGAATTTACTCAAGGAGTAGAAGCTACTATGGCCGTTGAATGGACATCCGCCCCACAGCACATCATCGACCTCGCCAAGCGCATTATTCGCGAGCATCACCCCAAGCTCGCCGATGCGCGGATCGCTTTCATCATGCGAAGCGAAGCCCCGACCTCGAACGGCAAGACGACTTACGGCAAGGCCAAGAAGGTGAGCGCCGAGCTTCAAGTTCACATCCCCTTTGATTTCATTATCTGGTTGGCAACCGACGAATACCGGACGATGACCCAGTTGCAACGGGAAGCGTTGATTGACCACGAACTGAGTCACTGTCACTGGGACGGACTGAACGCCAGTATGCGTCCCCACGATGTCGAAGAGTTCAGCCACATCATCGAACGCTACGGCTTTTGGTGGCCGGGTGCAAAGTCCTTTGCCGACGCGGTGCAACAGGCGTTGCCCATCACGGCGACCGAGCCGCGCACGGGGACGGTCGGCACTCTCGACATGGGCAAAATCCTGCACAGCGTCGCTGAGGGACTGCGCGCCGAGGGTATCGACGCTGAGGTCGTGCCAGCAACAAGTCGGGAGCGATAACGATGTTCGACCGCCAACTCTCGCTATCCATTGATGCAATCCACGATGAACTGGATCACCTTGCGTTCGAGCGAGGGTGGCGGGCTTGGCTGCGAACACACTATCTGCGCTGGAAGCTGCGCCGCCTCGAACGGATGATCCCATGAAGCCAGCCACGCAAGAAAACCAGCCTCCTCCCGAAATCGACTTTGGGCATGGTCTCAATGGGGCATATCACATTGCGCCGGAAGATGCGGAGATTGAGGCGCGGGCTGAACGGCTCGTCGGCAAGTGGAAACTGCGCTCGTTGGCAGATGCCTATGCCGAGCGTCCGCCGCTGCACTTCCTCGTCGATGGCCTGCTACCCTGTCCATCGCTCTCGATTGTCTATGGCGGCCCTGGCAGTCTCAAGTCCATGCTATTGGCTGACTTGGCCGTTGCTATCGTTGCCGGCGCGAAGTGGTTGGAACCGCTGCCCACCAGTACCAGTGAGCCAGGTGTCACATTTGCCACGTCGCAGGCAGCTGTGTTGTGGGTAGACTTCGACAATGGTATTCGGCGCACGGACGAACGCATTGAAGCGTTTGCGCGCGCCCGGCAACTGGCGCCAGACGCGCCACTGCACTATGTCTCGATGCCACAGCCGTGGCTTGACGCAAGCAAAGCCACGATGATGGCCGAACTAGCCGAGTTGATCACGACACTCAACGCCAAGCTCATCATCATTGACAACCTAGGTCTCATCACCGGCGACACCGAGGAAAACAGCGGTGAAATGGCGCAGGTGATGGGAAACTTGCGGTGGTTATGCGAAGAGACTGAAAGCGCGGTAATTGTGGTGCATCACCAGCGTAAGAGCAGCGGCACAAATGACAAGGGCATTCGCAAGGGCGAGATGCTGCGTGGACATAGCAGTATCGAGGCTGCGCTCGACTTGGCCTTGCTCGTTGAACGCAAAGAAGGCGAGGATGCAGTTGCTGTCATCCCAACTAAAGTGCGCGGCTTCAAGGAATACAACATCTTTGGCGCGCATTTCACATATGACCATCGCCCCGGCACGAAGGATTTGGCAATGGGGCGTTTCTACTCCTTAACTGTAACAAGCAAAGAAGAGCGTGAAGTTGAGGCCATTCAGGATGCGATTAAGGCGATCCTGCGCGGTGGCTCGGTGAACACGACTAACCTGGTGAGCGCAGTCAGAGACAAGCTGGCGGCCATCCCAGGTGGCACGGCCCCTGGCATCAACAAGGTGCGCGGCATTCTCAAAAACATGGTCGAAGCCAACGCAGTAATTGAGGACGGCAATGGCGGGGGCAGGGTTTACAGGCTCATTTAGGGTTGACAGAGACCCCGTAAACCCTCGTAAACCCTGGGTTCTCTCACACTGGAGCCAATTTGAGGGTTTACGGGCATGGTTTTTATGGGTTTACGGGGGATTTACACCCTCTACTCGACAAGGTTTTCGAGAGTTTACAGCATTTTTCCATAGGGTTTACGGGTTTACTACTACTATTAAAGTAGTAAACCCGTAAACCCTCCCAATGGAGGGCATCATGGCAATCCCAGAGATCATTGCACAAGCCAAACAAATCGACATCGCCGACCTCGTGGGTCGTTACATTTCGTTGGATCGCGCATCGGGCCATGAATGGCAAGGGCCATGCCCGAAGTGTGGCGGCGATGACCGCCTTCACTGTACAGATGAATGGTGGTTCTGTCGCCAGTGCCATCCGAAACGCGGTGACGCCATTGACTTCCTGCGCCATGCCACCGGCTGCACCTTCCAAGAGGCGACGGAAAAGCTCACTAGCCAACAATGGCCGGAACGCAAACCGCACGTCTACCAACCCAAAGCGCAGCGAGTCGATGACCGCGCCGAAACGTGGTACGAGGATGCAACTCGCCTTATGCGCCATCACCAAGTCGCCTTGCCGGGGAGTGAAGGGGCGGAATATCTGCGCGGTCGTGGTTTGCTGCCTGAGACCTGGGCGGAATTTGGCCTCGGCTTTGCGCCGGCGATCAAGAATCCTGAAACCGACGTGATGATGCCCGCCATTGCGATTCCCTGGTATCGAGGCGGCAAGATCACCGCCATCCGCTACCGATTCCTCAAACCACCGACGAAGCGCAAGATTACTAGCTTGCCAGGGTCGAAGTTTGGCGGCGTGCTTTTTGGCGGCCAGGCGTTGCCCGACTGGGTGACATCGCCGCTGCCCTACATCGAACGGGGCTGTGAGCAATGGTGTACGTTGGTCATTTGCGAGGGTGAGATCAACGCCATGAGCATCTGGCAGGTGGCACATGATACGCACCTGCATGTGATGAGTACCGGCAGCGAGTCAGGTCGCTTGAGCGAGGGGGCCGTGGCTTTTGCCGAACGGTATGGGCGGGTCATCATCTGGATGGATAAAGAAGAACTCGCCAAGCAACTGATGGGCCAAGTGTCCAACGCTCACGCCTGCTACTCGCCACAGGGCAAGGACGCCAACGATTTGTTGCAGGCGGGGTTGCTGGGCAGCTTCCTGCTTGATCAGCGATGGCGCTCGACTCGCTCCGATGATGAACGGTCGCAACTCATCTTTGATTTGTGGGACGCAGCCAACGAGGGCGATGGCCTGGAAAGTAGCACAGCCGCGGCGTATCGCAGGCTCTGCGAGCATGTAGGGCGTGCGTTTGACCTTACTGAGTCGGAGCCTGGTGTGTGGATGACCAAGCGGCGTCTGGTTTTCGATAAGTTCCTTGATGCCCATGTCGACCACGTTGCAACCTAAGAAAACATGAACATCGAACTCGCAACACCTGCCACCGTCAAAATCACATGGTCTTTTTACGACGCTCCAACTGAGTCCGAGATTGTTCGTCGCCTTAGCACGGTGCCAGGCAGCGAGGGATATGGCCGCCGCTACTATGCGCCGACGATTCAGATCTACCGGCTTATGGAATTGTTTCCAAAGGCATCGTTTCAATATGAGGCGTTGGCAGCAGCAGACGGCATAGCGCAAGCGTTCTATGAGCAACTGATACATTTTGGCCTTGACCTCGTTTTCGATAAATCTGGGGCCGTCTGTGCGATTGGTGACGGCGTTAGCCCGCTGGTTCAACAGTTGGTTGATGAAAGACATCATGCGCTCAGGCAGTTTGTTGGGGACAAGCCGCTAAGGGCAACGGTGACAGTCGATGCGCTGCAAGGGCCAAAGAGCGTGGAAGATGGCAAGTGGGAAACGTGGCTGAACGGTGTCCATAACGCGGCAAAGAAAGAAGCTGCGGACAAGGTACGGTATCCCAAGCGGCGGCGCAAGAAGATGAAGCAGGGGGAGTTGGGGTATGAATAGGCACATAGGAGCTCGGTGGTTCAGTCGTCGCCCACTATGGATGCAGAACCTAGTTTATCGGCTAACGGGATGGCATGTGGTCTGGGTGTGGCGAACCTATCGCAGTGATCTCGGATTGTTTGCTATAAGTGCCAAGCACAAAGTGTACCAGTGGACGCGGTTCCCAAGGGAGTATTGCAGACATGACTGAGCGCGAACTAGCCGAGATGCTACGCAACAACCCTGACCTGACAATTGAGGGCAACATGATAGCCGCGGTGGATAGGCGCGCCAATCCCAATAGCGATGTTGCCTGTCGCCCTGGCGGTGTCGGACTAAGTGAGCATGAACTTCAAGCGGCAATCATCGCGGAGTGTGATCGGCGTAGCGTTTTGCGAGTCGAGTATTCGCTTATTTTTGCCATCCCCAACGGTGGGCATCGTCACCCAGCCGTGGCCGCCAAGCTCAAGGCAGAGGGCGTGCGGGCAGGTGTGCCGGATTTGCTGTTGCCTGTGGCACGGCAAGGGTATCATGGTCTGTTTTTGGAGCTAAAAGTGTCGCCGAATAAGCCGAGCCAAGCGCAGTTAGATTGGTTACGCAATCTCAGGTCTGAGGGCTATCTGTGCCATGTCGTGTGGGACAGCGTTGATGAGGCGATGGGGCTGATTGAGTGGTATTTGGAGGGCAAGTAATGGGAGCCGATAAGACGCTCAAGCTGAGTGGCAAAGCCGTATGCAGGGCCAATGGCAACAAGTTGGAAATCGAAGGGCTTGATGGCCTGATCACGGCGGTGGTCGGTGATGCGAATGGCAATGTGCTGTTGATGTATCACCCGCTGTCTGGTTGGTATGTCGAGATGGATATGCGGAAAGAGGGTAACGATGGGCAACCCAAATGATCGCCATGCCGTTCGCGTGCGTATTCGGGATGGCGCGTTTCATTACAAGCAATGTCGCATCGTTCGCAATCCAATCAGAGATGCCCAACAAGCGATTGACCTGCTACAGCAAGGCAGGGTCATCTGGCTTTTGCAGGATGCCCAGCTATTCAACACGGTTCAGCGGGCGATTGAAGGGAGAGCAGGATAATGGCAGTCGCAGGCGGCGTACAGCCATCACGGGCAATGCAGATCGTAGACGGCAAACTCACGGTGAGTGATAGGGTTGTGCAGCGCGTAGGCGTGGTCAGCGACTTGGATACGGTCATTGCGCGGCTCTTTGATGGCAAAGAGGTAGCGGTTGCCGTTTACGGCGATCTCATTGGCCGCGTACAACGCACGGTGGAGATGGCCCTGCAAGGCAAGAAATAGAGTCGAGTCCCCCCCATGAGCCATGTCGAAGCGCACGAATTCAATGCTCATCAACGCGCCGTCAAGGTCAAGGAATGGCTAGACGCCGGTGAACGGTTGACGATGGCAGAGATTGCGCGACGCACCGGCCTCTCGATCAACGGGGCGAAGTACATGATGGCGGCCATCGCTGCCATTCAGCCATATCACGAGATTTACGGGGAATGGCAGCGAGTGAAGTCTGACTGCACAACGCCGTGATACGCTCCTGGTAAACCCCGAAATCTAAAGGAGATGGCATTGTGCTTCAGTTAGCAGAGCGATTCTTGGATAGCATTGACAGCAGCGGCGGCGGATGGCCGGTCTTAGTTTTGGTCTTGGTCTTGGCGGCCATTGTCTATCTGGCTCGATTTATGCTGAGTCGTCAGATGAAAACTGCGGAGCAACGTGTCCAGGATCGCAAGGCTGAGTTTGAGGCACAGTTGGAGCGGGAGCGGGACAATGCGCGCAACTATCAGGACACGACCAATCGCATGGTTGAGGCGTTCGACAAGAACACAACCGCCATTGCCGAGTTTTCGAGTATCTTGCGCCCGATGTCGGACACGCTGAATCGGCTGGATCGGCATATGGAAGTAAGCAATTCGTTTAGACAACGCAGCAAACCGAGGGATGCGGAATGACTAGTATCTTAGGGCCGTACTACTCACCTACTCACTGGTATCCCCAGGACGAAGAGTACATGCGTCAGCTTGACCCTGCATGGGTGAACATTCATCAACCATCAGCGCGGGCGATTCAGCAGGTGCAAGATGCTGCCCCCAACGCGCGCATTATGCTGCGCTCGTGGGACATCGATGATCACGACGGTGACCGCAAGCGCGAGATGTACGCGGATCCCAGAGGGGCAGCACGCAAGCATCTTGAGATGTGGCGCGCCAAGTGGGACGAACTTGTAACGGAGATGCACCGCAACGGCTGGCGGGCTGAAACTGACCGTTGGTATATCAGTCTGGTCAATGAGCCTGACCCGGCCTATGTGCCGCAGGTGGTCGAGTATTCAGCAGAGGCGATGTTCATTGTGCGCGGCACGCTGATTCGTTTGGGGTTGGTGGCATCGTCTGTCGGCACCTTTGCCAAGCCGAGCGAGGGTGACTACGGTTGGACGCAGTTCATCCCGCTGGAAAAGCCGATCAACGATGGCGGCCACATTCTGATCGCCCACGAATACTGGCAACCAGAGGGGCCGAGTTTTGGCGAGGATGGCGGGAATCTGGCGTGGCGACATCACAGCATCCCGCTTGATGTGCCGATCCTCATCCGGGAGTCCGGGGCAAATGGCTACATCTATGGCCGGTATTCCGAGAACGATGATTCCGGTTGGCAAAAGACGGTCAAGGATGAACATGGCAATCCTGATCCCTACAAGTATGCAGAGCAAGTGAAAGAGTTCATCGAAGGCTGTGACACCCGCGTTAAGGGCGTGTTGCTCTACATGCTCGACTTCCATGATGACCAGTGGTGGAGCTTCAACACGCAACCGGCGATGCACCAGTTGCTTGCCATCAAGGACGCGCGACCACGGAAACCGTCGCCTTTTGCCAAGCCGGTCGAAACGCATCTCCCCGCTATCAGCAACGGGAATCCGCCGGTGGCAGGGCAAGCGGCTTATGTCGCTGTGCCTGCGGGCGCAAACTTGCGAAGCAATCCCTATATCACGAACGGCAATCTGCTGTTGACGTTGCCCTACGGGGAGGCGGTTGAGGTCATTCGGGCAATTGATGACGGGCAATGGTCGCAGGTGCGCTATCAAAGCATGAGTGGGTTTATTAAATCCGACCTATTGAGCCGCGAATTGGCGGAAAAGCTACCCCAAACAGATATGCGGAGCAATTGGGAACGCGCATGGCCCATTGTGCTAAAAATCGAGGGCGGGCTTTCGCTCGATCCTAACGATAGCGGCAACTACTATCAGGGCCAGTTGGTTGGCACGAAGTACGGGATCAGCGCGGCGGTGTGGGGTGGGCAGTACGACATTCCGAAGTTGACCCAAGAGGAGGCGTTGCAGATTTATCGGACGCACTATTGGGAGGCGGCGGGATGTGATCGGTTGCCCTGGCCGATGTGTTTGATTCATTTTGACACGGCGGTTCAGCATGGCGTAGGTGTTGCGAATGAAATTCTGAATTCCATGCCGACCAGAGAGCAAATTTACTTGGGTATCCGCTCCTTGCGCTACATGGACGATCCCAAGTGGCGGCTCTATGGCGAGGCATGGGGTATGCGAGTGGATCATCTTCAAGACATTGCAAAGGGAGCCTAATCATGGATTTCACCAATCCAACCGTCATCTTCAACACAGTCATTGTCTTGCTGGTTCTGGGTATCTTCTACCTGCTGTTGCGCCGGTCGTGGGCAGCGCGCCCCGACGAAGAAATGGACATTTTCGAGTACGGTCAACTCATCCTCCAAGCCGAGCAAACGGCTCGCATTATCGTGCGCGGTGTGCAAGAGGCATGGCGCACCGGCGAGTTGGACGATGACGAGCGCGAAGAGGACGCTATTGACCAACTGGCAGAACTCTACCCGGAACTTGATGAGGTGGTGTTGCGGCGCATCGTCAAATCGGCGGTTTATCTTTTGCGACAGGCGGCTGGTAAGCAGGTGGATCGGGTCATGGAGCAGGTTCCCGACGCCAGCGCAGGGCGTGTAGGCGGTACGGGCGGTATCGTTTTGCCGGGCGGCACGATTTCGGGCGCAAGTCTGCGTGACATTACCGAGGGGCATTCACTGTAGTCAATGGCCTTGACAGTTAAGCAGCAGCTATTCGTCACCGAGTACATCCGGCTCCGTAATGCCACCAAAGCGGCAAGGGCGGCGGGCTACTCGAAAGACAGCGCCCATATCATTGGCTGGGAGAATCTTCGCAAGCCCGAAATTGCGAAGGCGATTCAGCAGCACTTCGCGGCGTCGGCAATGTCGGCGGGTGAGGTGCTTAGTCTTTTGGCGGAACAGGCGCGAGCCGATTATGCCGAGTACATGACCGTGGATGCCAACAAAAATCCTATCGTCGATTTGGCGCGCCTGATTGCCGATGGCAAGGCACACCTTGTCAAGAGCATCAAGTACACGCGCTATGGCGTCAACGTCGAATTCCACAGCGTCGAAGCCGCAAGGGAGATCATCTTCCGTGGGCATGGCCTCGACAAAGGTACGCTCGAAGAACCGCAACACACCGTGCAGTGGACGGTCGAAGAGTGGAAAGCCGAGCAGGAAAAGCGTCGGAATCAGGCCGCTGAGACAATGGCGGATTTTGAGGATGAATAGTGGCATGGGTCGCGAAAACGCAACGTTGCCAGTTTCTAGTTGACAACCTTGACCTGGAGGCGGCGTCGGGATTTCCAGGGGCAAGGTGGGAGCATTTCCAACTCGAACTTTTACAAAACGATAACATCTTTGGCGTCGAGGTGAAGAGTCGTCAGATTGCCTGGTCATTTGCCAGCGCATGTGACGCCGTGGCAGATGGCATCCTGGGCGGGATCAGTAGCGTCTTTGTGTCCATCAACTTGGACGAAGCGAAAGAAAAGATTCGCTACTCCAAGAATGTGATTGAAGCCTTGCCCAAATCAATGCGGCCTCGACTCATCACGGACAACCGCACTGAGCTTGAGTTTCACAATGGCGCACGTCTGATTAGCCTTCCCGCTACGGCCCCGCGTGGCAAGGCGCAAATGAACGTCTACCTCGACGAATTCGCCCACGTTCGAGACGACGTGCTGATTTACACGGCAGCCTTGCCTATGATTACCAAGGGCAGCCGACGCTTGCGGATGGCAAGCTCGCCGATGGGGGCCAGTGGACGCTTTTGGGAGGTGGCAACCGAGAGTATCCGCAAGTATCCAGGCTACACTCGCAAACTCACGCCGTGGTGGGAAGTTCACGCCTTTTGCCTCAACGTCAAAGAGGCGCGCAAATTAGCTCCAACGCTCACCACATTTCAGCGCGTGGAGATGTTTGGCAATGAGCGCATAAAGGCGATCTACGCCAACCTACCAGAAGAGGATTTCCAGCAGGAATATGAGTGCGTTTTTGTTGATGAGTCAACGGCATGGATTACCTGGGAGGAGATCCAAGATGTGCAGGATGCCAACCTGGTTTGTGTGACTGCCACTAGCCGAGAGAAGAACATCGCCAACGCCATGCAAGCCATTGATGACCTGGCAAGGCTGGTTCGCAAGGGGCAAGCTGAGAGCGTTTTGGTTGGCGGCCTAGATGTGGGTCGCACTCGCAACACGACAGAGTTGTTTTTGGTAGGCATGAACATGCTAGGCAGTTTCCCGCTCCGACTAGCCATCACCCTTGACATGATGGATTTTGATAGTCAGCGCGATGTAGTGGCCTACGCCATGCAGAAATTGCCGATTATCGGCGTGCTGGTTGACCAGAACGGTATTGGGCGCAACTTAGCTGAAACACTAGAGAGGATGTTTCCTGGTAAGGTGGCGGGTGTTGATTTTACCCATCAAAGCAAGTTGGTTTGGGCCACGGACGCCAAGACGCTGATCCAGCAGCGTAAGACGCCTTTGCCCGCCGAGCGAGAGATTGCCTATCAGATACACAGCATCAAGCGCACGATTACGGGCAGCAAGAATCTGGTCTTTGACACGGCTCGAAACGAAAAACACCATGCTGACAAATTTTGGGCATGGGCATTGGCACTAGCCACGGCGAGAGTAGTTGGCACGCCAGCGCAGACGCAGACGGTTATTCACGAGGAGGCGGTGAGCATTTCACCGTACTGACATGAGCGAACAAATTGCCGAACTTTTAGAGCGCATTGATGCTTTGGAATATGCCCTAGACACTCCTGAATGGCGACGCTTAACGCAGAGTGCGGATCAGGAATTTACGCGGGCTGGGCTGAGAAATTTGACCGAGCTTGCCAGGGTGATGCGGCTGAAGAACCCGCTGATTAAACGCGGCGTGGAGATTAAGAAGCTGTATGTGTGGGGTCAAGGATGGACGGTCAAGGCGTCGGATAAGCGCATTCAGGAGGTGATTGATGCCTTTCTTTATGATCCCAAAAACGACGATGTGATTGGCAGTCACGAAGCGAGGATGCAGCTTGAGGTGGATTTGGAGACAGACGGCAATTTGTTCTTTTGCTTTTTTGTCAATCGCGCAACAGGTCGGGTGCGCGTGCGGACGATTAACTTTGATGAGATTGAGGATGTGATCCGCAATCCCGACGATGCCAAAGAGCCGTGGTTCTATAAGCGGCTTTGGACGGAGCAGCGTTTTAACCCTGACAATGGCAGCATCGAGATGGTGCAGCGCACTGCCTATTATCCAGACTGGCGATATATGCCGGTGGCGCAGACGCCAAATGCCATCAATGGGTATCCCGTTTTCTGGGATAAGCCGATCTACCACATTAAGGTCGGCGGCTACTCGAATTGGAAATTTGGTTTATCGGAGTTTTACGACGCAATTGACTGGGCGGCGGCCTATAAAAATTTCTTGGAGGACTGGGCCGCAATTGTGCGCGCCTATCGTCGCTTTGCATTTCAGTTGACGACGAGCGGCAACAATAAAGTCGTGACTGCGGCAAAAAGCCGATTGACAACGACATTGCAGGCCGCGGCTACGGATGAGACAAAGGCGAAAGTAGGCGGCATGTTCGTCGCTGGCGAGGGCTATGATCTCGCTCCTATTCGTACCAGTGGCGCAACGGTCAGCGCGGAGGATGGGCGGCGGTTGCTGTTGATGGTGGCCGCCAGCTTTGGCCTAAGCGAAACGTTCTTTGGCGATGCGGACATCGGTTCGCTCGCCACGGCAAAATCGCTTGATCGACCAACAGAGTTGATGATGGAAGATCGCCAGACGTTGTGGCGGGATGTGTTTCTCAATATCTTTGCGTTTGTCATGCGGTGGGCGGTGAAAGCTCCGAGTGGCGCGCTGCGTAGTCTGGGTGCAATCAGAGATAAAATTGAGGATGGGCAGCACAACGAAACCGTTGAGTGGGCAGAGACCGACGATGGCAAGTTCGTTGATGATGTGTCGGTCGAATTCCCGCCATTGCTGCAACACGATGTGCCGCAGATGGTGACGGCCATTGTGCAGGCAGCGACGTTGGGCGCAGGTGGACAATTGGCTGGGACAATTGACCTGCCTACATTGAGTCGTGTTCTGCTCACTTTACTCGGCGTGGCGGATGCTGATGAGATTGTCGAGCGTTTATTCCCGAATGGCGAAGTGCCAGAGGAACCGGCGGGCGGAAATGATGAGCAATTGCCGGAGCGCACAACCGGCGAGGAGTAGCGGGTGAGTGATAAGCTGCTGAACGACAGGCTAAACGTGACGCCAAGCGAAAGAGTTGCTATTGTGACGCTGGCACTTGCACAGGGCAAGGAACTGGAACCAGAGCAGGTTGCCGAAATGACAGAGTGCGATCTGTCTACCGCTTATCGTGTGCTGCAACGCATATCCCGTGTCATTCCGCTTTATGGAGATGAGGCCACGGGGCGTTGGTCGCTGGTGCGAGACAGCTTGAACTTTGTTGTCGAGTAATTCGCACGTAGTGCGAAAAGAATCTGCTAGGTTGGGGGTAGGGCATTGCGCTCTACTCCCTTTTTATTTCAAGCGAGGTCAGCATGGCGGGTCGAAAATTCAGCAAGGCGAACGAAACCAAGCTCCGCGCGGCCCTTGAGTCGATTACCGCACTCTTGGATCAGTTGGAGGGCGATGGCGAATCCGACAGCGACGAAGCGAAGGAAGCGCGCCGCGTTCTGACTGAGGCCGCCAACCTGGGCAATTGGTTGGAGAGCCGGATTCACCTGTCATTCACGGAGATCGCCGATATGCTCTTTGGCGATGGTCGGCTGAACCGCGAAGAGCGGATTGCCCTATCGTCTGCTATCGGCGAGGCGTTGAAAGCGTTTAACGCTGCCATTGCCAACAACATGCCAGGTCTTTATGAGCGCGAACCGTGGCGGGAAGCCCCTGAGCCAACCACGGTTAGCGAGGCGGCAATCGGCGATGAATTTATTCCGCTGGTCGAGAAGGCGGTGCGGCGCGATGGCACGATTCCGATCAAGATTATTGCGCCGGGTTGGGGATCGTCGGGTTATTACCCCAAGGAGGTCTTGGAGCGTGACGGGCCGTTGGTCTTTGCCAAGTCAACCAAGATGTATTGGAACCATCCGACTGCCCAAGAAGAGGCGATGCGTCCAGAGGGTGACTTGAACGCACTCGCCGCCGAGCTTGTGACCGATGCCCGCTTTGCCGATGGCCCTGCGGGGCCAGGGCTGTATGCCGATGCCAAAGTCTTTGAGGGGTATCAAGGCGCGGTGAATGACATGGCAAAGCACATTGGCGTGAGCATCCGTGCCAGCGGACGCGCCGTGCAGGGGGAAGCGGAGGGGCGCAAGGGGCCAATTGTGCAGGCATTAACCGCCGCTCGGTCAGTTGATTTTGTGACTGAGCCGGGGGCGGGCGGAAAGATTTTGGATATGTTCGAGGCGGCGCGGCCGCAAATGGCAACCGTTCATAGGGAGGATGGCGTGGACGAAAAGAAATTCACTGAGGCACTCGCCTCACGAGACCAAGAGATTGCGCGGCTGCGGGAATCGATGTTGTTGCGCGACGCCAAAGACTTTGTGCGTCAGGCTGTCGCCACGGCGAATGTGCCGGATGTCACCAAGCAACGGCTGGTCGAGAGCCTGAGCATCAATCCGCCGGTCAAGGATGGTCAGATCGACAGCGATGCCTATGCCACCCGCATTGCGGAGGCGATCAAGGCCGAAGTCGACTATCTGACCAAGGCCGCGGGGTATGGGTCAGGACGGATTGAGGGCATGGGCGGGCAAGCGCAGTCTGTCGAGTATAAGCCCGAAGAGGTGCAGGCCAAGATGACCGAAGCCTTTCAGCGGCTTGGCCTGAACGAAGCTGCCGCAAAGTCCGCTGCCATTGGCCGCGGTTGGTAAGAGGAGGATGAGATGGCAACAAATCTGCACATGAACGATGGCCGCTATTTGACTGGGGCGGCGACTGCGCCCACTACGCCAACGAGCGGTGGCCCTGTGTTGTTGGGGCAAATTCCTGGTGTGGCGGTGACGCTGGAAGGCGAGGGCGGCAACGCTTCGGGGGAATGCACGATTGACACCGGCGGGGTGTACAACCTCTCGGTGAAAGGCGAAAACGCCGGGGGTAACTCGGCGGTCGCTATCGGGGATATTATCTATTATGAGGCGGGGCAGACGCCGCCGCTCAACAAGGATGCCACGAATGGCGTCCGCTTTGGCTATGCGCTCGGCACAGTGGGCAGCGGTCAAACTGCCACCATTCCAGTCAAGATTGGGTACTAAATCATGGCGAACGAGATCACTTTTGAACCCATTGAGGAAGGCGCGCTGAATGGCTTCGAGCAACGGCGTCGCCAGTTCCGTGAAGCGCAGGTTGCCAGCGCGGTGACGTTTGTCGCCGATCTACTGACGGGCCGCGTCCCCTCCTACTATTTGCAGGAGGCGTTGACCTGTCGCACGCCCGCGCTGGTGCGTTCGATTATGGGCAACTATCCTGGCATCATCCGCGTCAGCGAGGCCATGACGACCTCCGATTTCCCCAACCTGACCGGCGATGTTTTGGATCGCATGATGCTGGCGCGCTATCGCGAGTACCCCTCGCCTTGGCGTCGCTTCATGAAGGTGAACAACAATCTGCGCGATTTCCGCACGGTGAGCCGCTTCCAGGTGGATGGGCTGGAGGGGCAATGGTCGGCTGTGCCGGAACAGGCCGAGATCACCTATGGCTCGTTGTCGGAAACGGAATACACCTATGCGCCCAAGAAATATGCGAAGGGAGCCAAGATCAGCTTTGAGGCCATTATGAATGATGACCTCGGCGCGTTCGAGGATATTCCCAACCGCCTCGGTTTGGGGGGCGCGCGCACCATTGCCAAGTTCGCCACGCAACTTTATGTCGATGCTAACGGGCCACATGCCAGCCTTTACACCGGGGGTAACGGCAACATCGTAACCGGCAATCCGGCGTTGTCGATCACGGCCCTCAACACGGCGTGGGGGATTCTTGCCAACATGCGCGATGCTGATGGCGAGCCGATTGTTGTCGAATCCATGATCTTGGTCGTGCCGCCCGCGCTGGAAATTACGGCGCGCAACATCGTCAACGCTACGCAGATTCTTATGACCAACACCGGCGGGGCCAGTGGGCAGGAGATGGCCGTCAACAACTGGTTTGGCAGCCGCTTCGACGTGGTGGTTGACCCCTATATTCCCATTGTGGCGAGTGTGGCGGACGGCAATACCTCATGGTATTTGTTCGCCAATCCGAGCATCGGCGCGGCGTTGGAGATGGGCTTTGTGCGTGGCTTTGCCGAGCCGCAGCTTTATCAGCGGACTGCCAATACCTCGCGTGTGGGTGGGGGCATTGACCAGATGGCCGGTGACTTCCAGACTATGAGTCAGGAGTACAAGGGCGTTGTGGCCTTTGGCGGGACGCGCCTGAATCCCAAGTTTACGGTGGCGAGCGAAGGGGATGGCAGCTAATGTCGCAAGACAAGCTCCCTGTCCCTGCTACTAGCGGAGAGATTTTTCAGTATGCGACGGTGGTGGAACTGCGTCGCCTCAATGATAATCTTGCTGCTCTCACGGCGACGATTCAGGCGGCGGTGATGCCGGAAAAGGTCGAACAACGAGGCGCGGATGAGGTGACGCTAAAGGAACCCGCCGAGCCTGTTGGCAAAAGGCGGGCGGCAAAGCAATCGCCGATTGAGGAATTACCTACTCAGGGGTAGTGAATGACCCTAACGAGCGCAGACTTTATTTATCCAACGGGGGAGATTCAGGCGAGCTTCTTCCCCAAAGAGACCCTTGCCACCTTGATTGACGCTTGGATTGACCAAGCGGAAACGAAGGTGGCAAGCATAGCCGCTGCTGACCAAGATACAGCGGCGGCTTTTTGGGTGTATTACCGTGCCTATAGTGCGATTGCCATGAGAATTGGGGCCAATCCAAGCCGGATGACCTTTGGTGGCAATAGCGGCGGCGGGGTGGAAAGCTCGGTGGACTGGGGACAGAACAAGTCCGACTATTGGGCGAATTTGGCGCAAGCGGCGTTGGACAATTTCCATTACTACGTCCCTGCTGTGCCGCCGGTGGATGAGACGCCTGCTTTTGACTTCTATTTTGATGAGCTTGAGGTGTAGCTGTGGGCGAATCACTGTGGCATGACCTGGACGCCTGGCAGGTCGGCATAATCAACACCGCGATGGGGCCAGCCTCGGCTTATACCACACTCAAGCTGCAACGCGTGGGGACGGCGTTGGTGTGGGACTGGAAAGAGTGGGTGGATTGGGCGAAGCCCGCGGTGGCGGTGATGAGCTTTGCTCAGGAGCGCGACGCCGGGCCACAGGGTGACGGTCAAGCTAACTTCATTAAGCTCTATCCGACGGCTTGGGTGGCGTTGGTGGAAGGCACGCAAGCGGATGCGACACGCGATGCCAAGATTCTGGTCAAGCGTATGGAGCAGGTGCTACGGGGTCTGTATCAGGGGTTGACGCTGGCGGCGGATAGCAATGGCGAGCGGTTGATTAACCTGCGCGTGGGGCGCAGTGAATTGTCGGCGGCGCGCATTCCGAACAGTAGTGACAATTATTGGATGGTCATGGCCGGAATTGCCGTGCGCTGGGAAACGGAGACATAGATGCAGCGGCTACGCTTTGTGAGCCAGATGGCGCAAATTACCGAGGTGACGGTGGCGGCAGTGAATGACGGCCAGCCTCTGGTCTATCACGAGACCTATACGGTGAGCAACGAAGTGGCGAAAGAGTTGCTCAAGAATGAGGGGGACTGGCGAAAGTTGTCGCCGCCCAAAGAGACGGCGGCGGACGACGAGACCGCTGAGTTGCCCGTAGCGGCAGAGACGGAGGCTAGCAATGAGTAGTGGGATTGTGACGCGCACGGCGGTGGCGATCCAGTCGGCAAAAGGCACGCCCGCTACCACGGGCTTTCATGTTATGCGGAATGCCCGCAGTTCAGTCCTACCGATGTTTGAGTATGAGGACGCGCTGAACGAACACACGGGGGTGCATTCGCGCGCCAGCAGCCGTCAGAGCGTGCCAGATCGGATTGGTCAGCGATTGAACTTGGACATTAGTGGTCTGCTCTATCCCAATGCCATCGGCACGCTGTTGACGGGGATTGGCTTGAATGCCAGCACGACCGACCAGACCACATACAAGTCGCACGCCTTCACCAAAGCCAACACCGACGCCGCCAAGTATTTGAGCGTGATGCAAAAGCTGTTGGCGGGCGGCGCGGCCTTTGAGCGTAAAGTGCAGGATGTGCGGTTGACGCAGTTGCAGCTTGCGGCGACGAAACAGAATATCTCGATCTCGGCTCAGGGACTTGGGATTGATGAGGCCAACAGCGCGGGGACAGAGACGGTCGCCAGCGAAACAAACGAGCGCATTATCTCGCCCACCGGCTCATTGAGTTTTGGGTCGCTGGCCTTGGGCAATCCGCGCAGCCATACAATTACGATAACGCGCCCGGTTGATGAGGATGACCAGAAGCAGCATGGCTTTTTGCGGGCGGACTTGCCGGAAACGGGCTTTGCTGTTGATGGCGAGATGATGGAGCTTGACCTGTCCCTGAGCCTGTATAACAAGCTCAACCGCGGCGGGGCCGGTGGCACGGCCCTGAGCAGCGTGGCTGTGACTGATTCGTTGACGGTCAAGTGGGAATCAGCCAGGGTCATTAGCGGCGCAATTGTGCCGTACAGCATTCAATTTGCCTTTACAAAAGCGGTTTTCCGCTTTACCAATGCGGAGGCTAATGGCGAGGGGATTGTGCGCTGCGATCTCAACTACAGCATGATCGACGATGTGAGCGGTGCGCCGTTGACGGTGACGCTGGCAAATGGGGTAGCGGCATATAGCTAATATGGAAAAAACGATTCTTTACACGCTACCCACAGCGGCGGATGCGACGGCACACACGGTTTTGCGGTTGACTGTGGGGGTGGTCACAGCATTGGGTATAGCGCGCTATCGCCGTTTGATGCGGGAATCGACGGTATGGATCGACGAAACTTTTGGCGAGGTTGCTGATAGCGAGGATGAGCGAACGCCCGAAGCCAGAGAAGCCAATGATGCTACATATCGTCGTTGCTATATGCTGGCGACGCTGAAAAGCGTGGAAGTTGGCACATGCTCACCGGAGGATGATGCGCCAAACGAGTGGAAAGCTGGGGAGTTGCCAACGGAATGGCAAAGCATTGACGGTTTCTTGAACGGCGTGCCGGGCAAGCTCTTCTCGGCGTGGGATACAGCGGCGATTGACTGCAATCCAGACACCTTTTTTATTGACCTGAGCGACGAAAAAAAAAGGCGGCCCGGCAGCGTGACCGTGATCTAGTCAGAGAATTATTTGATTCGCTGGCCGAGAGCGAGGATGACGAGGATGATGATGCGGTCGACCTCTCGGAAGAGGCGATGCGGCGGGCGGCGGCGCAAGGATTGGTTCGGTCGGAGTCGCTAGAACTGTATTTGATGTGGCGGGCGCTGGGCGGCATGAACCAGGGCATCAGCTTGACGGAGATGTTGACGGTTGACGGGGCCATTATTGCGGATTTTGTATGGCTCTCGACGCAGCAGCATAAAGCGAGGAAGCGTAAGAAGCGACGCGACAAGGCAGCAAAGGAGATGGGCGGTGCTAAAACTGGTCGTCACCGACGCCGGCGTTAAGCAGATGCGCGACTTCGAGCGCACGATGAATCGGCTGGTACAGCGTCTCAGCGACAATGATAAGCGCGAGATTCGGCAAAGCATCGCCGATGGTTTTGGGCGCAACTTTGATGAGCAGCGGGCAGGGAGCGGAGCAGGTTGGGCCGCGCTGCGACCGGCGACGATGGCGGATCGGTTACTACAAGGCTTTCCCCCGGCTAGACCGATTTTGCAGCGCACGGGCGACTATCGACGGACACTCGAAGAGCTTGACGACCCAGACCACTACTCGCTGGCGCGCGCAACGGACACCACATTGATTTTGGAAGAGGCGTCGAACTCACCGCTATATGGCATTCACGAAGGCGGGACGCCCAACATGGCAGCGCGTCCTGCTGGGGAATTGGGGGCTGAGGCAGAGCGGTTGCTGGGGCAGACGGTGGATCGGTTGGTGACCAGTCTTTTGGATCGCAGCGGCCTCTAGGTGACGTTACCGCGTTTGGTCTACTTCGACATACCCACTGATCTCCCCGCATTTCACTTTGTAATAAGAAATTGCTGTGTTGCCCTCGCCGAGCATGTAGATGTTGTGGTCGGCTTTATCGCAAATGGTGCCACCTACCACGTCGGTGTATTTTGCGTCGGGACCGTCCACCAAATCAGCCCAGATATGTACCATGCCGTTGTTCCAAGACTTTGGGGCGAGGATGACTTGGTTGCCGCTGCGAAGGATAGGAGTGGATTCACGGGTTGGTGTGGCAATGGCGGGGCGTGCGCTGCCAGGCAACTCGAAGCCGGTCAAAGCAACAAGGGCCACAATCCCTAGCAGTACGAGAGTAATGGCACCAGACAACAGCAAGCGGTTTCGCATTTGGGGGACTCCAATCAGGATGACTTATGGCGTCTTGATGAGCGCAGAATATCACAGCGGGGCGAACGATGCCAGATCGTGAATATGTCTACCAGTTCAAGATGGACGCGGCGCAAGCCAAGCGCGAGGCAGCGCAGATTGTGCGCCTCTTCAACACGGCCCTGCGCCAGATTGAACTGAAGCCGAAGATCAACGTTGGCAATCTCAATGCCATCGGGCAGCAGGTTCAACAGACCATTCAGAAGCAAATCAATCAGGTGCAGGTTAAGTCTGCGACCAGTGCGGGTGGCAAAGCTATTGACCCGTACAAGGCGCAACTCGAATCAGCCAAACTGCTGCGCGATGAAATTCGCGACCGCGAAAAAGAGGAAAAGGCAAATCTTGCCATTCTTGGTCAGCAGACCTCTGAGCTAAAGATGCAAGAGGCGCTGTTGACCAAGCGCGAAATCTCTTTGCGACGGCAAGCCAGAGATGCGCGGGCGGCGGCGTTGGGGATGAACCCGAGCGCGCTGCGCGGTATTCGCGGGGCAGCGGCACCTGGCGCGCCGCTGGGCGGATGGGGTGGCGGATTTGCGTCGGGCGGCGAGTTGATTCCTGGCTTTGGGCAATTGCAAAGCATGGCCGGATTTACTATTGCCGGTGTCGCCATAGCGGAATTGGGGCGGCGGACCATCGACACTACGTTGGCGTTGACGGAGCAAGGCACGGCGTTGCGGCGGGCGGACTTCAGTGCGATGAAGTTGGCGGGTTCGACGGATCGCCTGAATAAGTTGATGGCGACTTACCAGCAAGTTACCGGGGCTTCGCAAACGTCGGGTGAGGCCACTTCCGCACTGGCGAACCTGATTGCGATGGGCAATGCGGATAGCGACCAGGAGTTGCGCCGATTCTTGACAGCGGCCCTCGGTTCGTCGCGCGGCACGGGGCGCACGATGGATTATGTGATGCAAGAGTTACAGATGACGATTGCTAACAAATCAGAGAAGCGGTTGGATCAACTCGGCTTGAGCGTCGCCGAGGTACGCAAACAAGAAGAAGCCTTGAAGGGGGTCAATGAAGAGGCGCGCTTTGGCGAGGCGGTGCTGACGGCGCTGGTCAAAAAATTTGGTGAGTTGGTGACGGCGAGTGAGGCGGGGGCATCAGGGCTGGAACTCCTGCTGGCGCGACTGCGCGAAGTGCGTGAGGAGATTGCGCGCAATACTGAGCGTGGACTGAACCCATTTTTTGAATCATGGGCAGTGGGGATGGGTTCGCAAAATACGCAGGCGCAGATTCGCCAATTGCGACGCAATGCCGATCCTATGCTCAATGAGGGCATGAATTACATGTCAGACCAGATGCAAGCCGATCAGACTTGGGCGTTGCATCGCACGGCCACGTTGATGGAAGAGGTCGATGCGGCAGCGCGCCAAGGTGGCCGGGGCATGGAAGAACTGCGCGGGCGCGTCCAGGCACTCGTGAACGACATGATCCAGAGCGGCGTGGTGACATCGGCACAGGTCACGCAACTGGAAGAGTTGGAGCGCGTGTACCGGCTCACGGCTAACGGGGGCATTGTCTACGCCGATGCCATGAGCGAAGCGGATCGGACGGCGGCGCGCTTGGCGGAGTCACAGGCTAATCTTAACGCCCAGTTTGCCGAGGCGCAGCGGCTTTTGCAGACCTCCTACGGCGGTCGGATGTATGTCAACTTGGGTGTACAAGGTTTTCAGCCTGAGCAGGGGCCGCAGTTGCCGTCAGATGAGTACATGCGCCAGCGCAGCATCATGCAAAGCGGCGGCTTTTTGACGCCAGGTGGGATGAGCTTGGGAGATGTTCGCAGTGGGTGGCAGGAGCAGTGGCGACAACAAAACGAAGAGGATACACGGGAGGCCATTCGCGAACGAGAACAGGCCGAGCAGGAGGCCATCCGCAACAATGAGCGGGCGTGGAAATCGGCGGCCAGTGACGTGCGGTCGGCGTTTCGCGACGCGGCAGACGAACTTAAGCGCAAAATTGAGAGCATTCCTGGGGTGATGGGGACAAGTCAGGTAACTGCCGAGCAGTTGAAGATGGCGGAATTGGGGGTGTCGCAGAATTTTGCGGACAATATCCGTCGCCGCCTTGAGGACGAGGTATTGAACGGCAAGGATTGGGCCGACATTGATCCTAATGCGCTCTTTGCGCGGGCGGGCATCGATCTCGGCTTGCCGGATGAAGCGAAGATGGCCTTGTTTAATCAAAAATGGGCCGACTCTTCACTCTTTGCTGACCCGGCAAACCTTGCCTTGCTTGACAAGGGTGCGATTGCGGCAGAACTAGAGCGGCAACGTCAGAGTGAGTTGGGCCAGTCAAACATTTTGGGGGCGTTTGGATTGGGCGAGGATGGCGAGGGGACATACTTCAAGGACTTGGGCAGCATCATCAGCGGCGGCATGATGACTGGCGCGGAAGAGGGATTGGCAACGTTTGGCCGGGATGCCTTGGCAAATGTGATGGTGCAACTCAAGAGCGACGCCGCCTTGCAGGAGTACGCCAACCTCGGTGCGGTGCAGTTTGACGCCATGATGCAGGGCTGGTTGGGGGCCGCCGGGGACAGTGATTTTGTAGGCGGGTTGACGGCGGTTGTGCTAGGGCAGGTCAATGCGCTGCTGGAGGATCAACCATGACCGTAAGCATCAACAGCATTACCATCCCCGCGCCTATGCGTGACCGTGGTAGCTATGTCTATGATCGCTTTCCGACGCGCGAGGATAACGGGCTTGGCGAGACGGTGACGGCGGGACTACCCAGCGCGGTTTGGACATTCAACAACCTCTCCCCCACTGAGTATGCCTGGTGGGTGACGACGTTGTTGGCGGGCGTGGCATCGTTGCAGTGTGCGGCGGTGTTGTGGGATGACAAGGACGTGGAAACGAACTTCACGAGTGTTATTGTGCGCTATCCCAAGGCGCCAGAGGGGCGCAAGAACGGGCGTTATCGCAATGTGCAAATCATCATTGACACGATGGTGGCGGCATGACCCATCCCTTTCAGTGGACTTTGTTTGTTGGCCCGGCTTGGGAGCCTGCGGATAGCGCGTTCTATACCAGTTGGACAGGCTTCGTTATCGGCTTGTCGTCCACGATTGACTACCAGACGACCTTGGCGAGCGCGCTCAACAGTGGCGTTACGAGCGCGACACTGACCAATGGTGGCAGCTTCCCGACCGCGGGCGGTCTGTGGATTGGGCCAAATGGCAGCGGGCAGGCGTGGGAGTACGTGCCGTTTACGGGGCGCAGCGGCAATACAATTTCAGGGATGGTGCGCGAGTCGACCGCGGATCGGGAGCATAATGGCGTCCACAGCGCAGGGGCGGTCGTGCGCCCTTGGCTCAAAATCAACCAGAACGATGGCCGATTGCGCGTCAATATGTCGCTGGATGAGATGATGGTATCGACGGACTGGCAATTTGAGGTCAGCGGTATCGCCGCACCACAAGTAGTGTTTCGGCCATTTCATTTGGCGGTGATTCAGGGCCGTGCGGCGGCGAGTGGTAGCTTGCTCGATACCTTTGTCGGCTTTTTGGACGCGTCGACGATTCGCGACGATGCCAAGCGGGTACGCAAGTGGTCGGCGCGAGTGGGGAGCGTGGCGCATCTGTTGGCGCGTATCGAGGTCGATGGGGTACGCATGGGGGACTTTGACGCAGTGACCCACGGTTCGGCGCGCTCGTCTACGGCGTTGGGGGCCGCGCATAAGGAGCGGTGGTCGGGCGATTTTGTGGCGGCCAACCCCAGCTTTGACGCCGACGGCGTGTTGGATGATGACGATGATACGGTGTGGATCGGCGACCGTATGATCGGGACGGACGAGCCGCCGGGAAGTTTCGATGGTATCAGCCAGATTTACATCTCCCCGCCGCTGTCGGTCAATGCTGGGGCGCGCTGGCTAGAGTTCATCAACCACGACACCGCCAGCGTGGAGTTGGTGGCGTGGAATCGGGACACCGCCAGCGTGGGCGTGCTGGACATTCCCAGTGTAACCATGAATGCTGGTGAGCGATTTATCGTTGCTGAAAATGCCGCGCGCTTCTTGGCTGAAAACCCAAGCCAGGAGGCCACGCAGATATTTGATGTAAGTGGCAGCGACAATCCGGGGTGGTTTAATAATTTGAAACCAGCGGGCGGCGCGGTGGCCTTCAATTTTTTTGGCAACAAAAGCAGCGCCGTGTATTGGGGCGATGTTGACCAGAGCGACACCGGCTGGGCGCCTGACGGCTGGACAGGTGCTGCGATGGCAGCACCCGGTTACGACGAGACGATGCGCTATAAGATGCTCGACAGCGGGCATGTCAATACGAAGGATGACTGGGAGGTGTCGCGGCGACAGTCGCCGGGGTACACGATTGAGGATAACAATCTGGGCGAACAGGCGTGGATCGCGGTGGACTTGCCCAGCATGGGGTTGGCGCTGCATGAAGACATTACCGCGAGCGCGCCAGGAGCGGGGGCGACGCTGTTGATCGATGGGCAGAATGGGCCATCAACGGATGGGTTGCCTAGCAGTGGTACGTTGGTCGTGGGCGACGAATACATTACCTATAGCGCGAAGGTGAGCGGCGGGGTGACAGTGAGCGCACGCGGGGCCAGTGGCACGACGGCGGCGGCGCATGTGGCAGGTGATGCGATTTTTGTCGTCTTCACACAAGCAACCAGGACGACGATCACGGATGCCTTGCCCCTCAAGTCATTGACGTGGGAACGCAGCGGCGGGACGATTTATCTGAGCAATTTTAAGTGGCGCTATAGCGCACTGCGGGCGCGCACACCCGACGAAGAGCAGCATGAGGATGATTACGAGGTGACGAACACCGTCACCAGCCATGCGACGAGCAGCCACACGCAGACGTTGACCGATAATCGGGCGGCGACGGTTTTGCTGGAAATTCAAAAGATGACGATTGACCCGGCGCGACCACGGGTCAATCGTCTCAAGGCGTTGGTGGATCCCGCCTATTTCGATAGCGGCCAATGGCTGTCAAGCGGAGAGACCATCGAAGAGTTGATTGAGCAGATCGCGGTCAATGCCGGGCTTTCTTCGGCCATTGTCGTGACGACGGGCGGGGGTGCCACACCAGGCGGATTTACCACGGCTAGAGACAAGGCGTGGGCGGTGATGGCAAGCGCTGCGGAGATGGGAGGCAGTTATATTCGGGTGGAACGGGATAGCCAGATTTCTGTCGCGCCGGATGATTTTTGGATTGAGGCGGTGGGTGGTTACACGCCATTGGCGACGTGGACGCGCGACGAAATCGCCAACGTGGAGTGGTCACGACGCAGTGGCGGGCAGGTATCGCAGGTGCGGATTACGTGGGAGACGCCAGACGGAAGCGATGGCGGTGTGGTGGCGTGGCCGAGTACGCCGGACAAGCTGGGGAGCGTGCTGGAGCTTGGCACCTGGTATTTTGCGACGGAAGCTGGGGCGACGCTGGCGGCGCGCAAACGCTATTTTATGACCCGCTATCCGGCAGAGTTGGTGGTGACGTTGGCGGCGGGCAATTTGGCGGTGGAGCCGCGCCAAATCTATGGCATCCAGTGGCGTTTTGCCGACGATATGCAGGACTTCGACCGGCTGGTGTTGGTGCGACAGGTGGAACACTATGTAGAAAAGCAGACGTTGGGCACGGTCTTGTATGGTATTGTGATTGATCGGGAGTCCGATGGCTAAGGTAACGACCACACAAATGGCGGTCAACAGATCGGCGCGCACCGCGGCGAAGCAAAGTCGCGAAGTGCAGCGTTTTGCCACGCGCCTGGACAGCCGCTTTGAAAAGACGCCGGTGGTGCAGAGCGCGGTTACCGCGGGACGCAATCAGGTGCAGATCGGTGGCGTGCTCTATCCGGCAGAGGGCATCGAAGGGCAGGGCGCAGCGGTGGCGGTGGTCAATGTCGGCACGCCAGCGGTGGCAAAGTACGCGCCTCCCAACAATCGCAGCGTGGTTGGCCTGGCAGGGTCGGGCCGCGCCAGTGGCGGGGGCGGGGGCGGCAGCGGGCCAGTCTATCTGGCCGGTGATGGCATCACCATTGACGGCTTGAACACTATTAGCGTCAAGCGCGATGCCACGGGTGCCATCATCCTGGGCGGGGCGGGCGGCCTCAAGGTCAACGTGGGCGATGGGATGCAGATCGCCACCAACGCGCTGACGTTGAACCTGGCGACTGACCCCGCGCTGGAGTACAGCAGCGGGGCGGTGCGCGTCAAGGTGAGCGATGGGATAACGCGCGGGGCAAGTGGCATTGCGGTCGATCTCGCCACCAATCCGGGGCTGGAGTTCAGCACGGCCAAGCTGCGGGTGAAGGCGTACCACGGCCTCGAACTTAGCAGCAACGGCGTCGGCGTCAAGCTCAAGAGTGGCATGACGGCCATGACCGTGGATAGCACGGGGCTGTATGTGGCGGATGCCATTGCCGGGGCGGGGCTGACCATTGACGCCACGACCAAAGTCCTGGCGGTGGGCGCGGGCGATGGCATCGATGTCAACGCCAATGATGTGGCCGTGGATGTGACGGACATTATCAACGTCGCCTATGGCCTCTATGAGCCAAGCGCCAACGACATTGGTATCAACATTGCCGGGTCAACCGGCCTAACGTTCACGGTCGGCAACGCGCTCAGTCTTGGCGCGCCCTCCAGCTTGTCAGTGTCATCCAGCAATCACGTCACTAGTACCACGCACGGCCATGCGGTCACAACTAGCACGGACGTTGGCACTACCCCGGCGGCGGCGATCCTGGCCTCGAATAGTTCGGGGCAGTTGACGCTGGCGCAATTGACGCTGCGCGGCAACTTGGTCTTTGCGGGCGGGGATCGCAGCATTACGGCGAGCAATAATTTGACGCTCGCCCCCTCGACCGACCTGATCCTTGACCCCACGGGGCTAGTGCTGTTGCCTGACGCGCAAGAGATGCGGACTTCGACCTTCAGCGACCTGGTGACGGGGATCGCCGGCTTCCGCTTGTGGGACAGGGGTAGCAACTATCGCCAGTTGACGCTGGGCGCGCTCAAGGCCGACGAGATGTATGTGCGCGTTTTTGTCGCCGATGAGGTGCGCATCGACCGCGGTGAGGAGTATTGGAGCAAGTCCTACGGGGTGGTCGAGACAGACTTCACGCTGCCCGCGGATGAGGCGACGGTGGATGTGTGGTTTGAGAACTCGCCGGGGTTGGCCGCGGCGAATTTGTTTAGCACGAATGACTGGTTGCTGGCGCGTACGATTGACTGGGATACCAGCCTCACGATTGAAAAAATCTGGTTCCAAGTGGTTAGCCTCCTGACCGCGGGCAGCGTAGACGGCTATCGCCAACAGTGGCGCATACGGCGTAAGAGCGGCGGCACGACGGGTAGCACAGTCAAGAAGGGCAATACCATTCTGGACGCCGGGCAAGTGGGCCAGGGGTGGATCCACCTGAGCGCGCTTGACCAGGACGGCGGGCCGTTTATTCAGATCGGCGAGTATACGTCGGTGTCGGCGGATGTGCCGCAATTTACCAACTACGTGCGGATGGGCAACCTCAACGGCACGGTGGACTATGCCGCGGACACTTGGGGCTTTGCGGCAGGAAGCAATCTCGGTACGACGCCGAGCGCGGGCTTTAGCGGGTTGACCGCAGACGCCACTAATGGGATGCGTCTCTATAATGTCGATCTGTCGATATATAGTGGCTCGACATTGGTTGTGTCGTTAGATAGAACCCTGGGTCTACAGTTCCTCGACGATACTTCTCAGTTCGGTGATGAGCGTCGCTTTGTTGAATGGAAAACATCGCTTCCCAGCGGTACTCGGACAAGCGTTCTTGCGTCATGGGTTGACGCGGGTGGCGGCAGCCCAATCAATTCATTCGCTATGTATCGTTCTGACTCTACGGACAGGACGCAGGTCTCGTTAATTGCCGATAATTCAAGCAAGTCTGCTAGAGTCACAGCCGAAGCGAGTTCTAGCAACGGGCGAGTGCTGTTGACTGGGGACATTTTAGCCTTTTCCCCCGGTGCTTCCGCGGGTCTATCCCATTTTCATTCCCGGGTCGCAGTAGCGGATTCTGCCCTCTATACTCCAATTTCAATGCTGCATGTCAAGGAGTCCACCACCGCCACCAGCACGACCGCGGGCGTCACCATCGAGCAAGGCAGCACCGGCGACGCCGTGCTGCATTTCCTCTTGACCGGCGGCCAGCGGATCATGCTGGGGATCGACAACAGCGACAGCGACAAGTTTAAGATCGGCGACAGTACCGATCTCGCTTCGGGCAACATTGTTACCATCGACCCGGCGACGAACTTTATCGGTATCGGCACGGCATCCCCGGCGACGGTTCTTGATGTGCGCGGTCTTAGCGCCATTCGCCATATCGCATCCGGTTCGGTCGGCGGCATTACCTTTCAAAATATCGTGGATACCGGCACAAGCAATTCGCGTATTGCTGTCGCCCACAACGCCATTTGGAATTTCACGACTGACCTCTGGGAGTTTGAGGCCATCGGCGCTAATGACGGGCAGGCGATGACGGTTGATGGTAATGGTAACTGGCGTTGGATTCATCATACTTCGACGGGCAATACCGCGCGCACGATGACTCATGCCAACTTCCATGCCGGAGCGAAAATGCGCCTGCTGAATGATGGCACATGGTCAATTGCCGGGCCGGGGCTGGCCGGGGCGATTGGCACGCCCGCATCCATTTTCCATCTGTACGAAGACACCTCCACGACTGGCGCGGCGGCGGGCTTGACTATCGAACAGGATGGAACTGGCGACGCGGTGGTGCAGTTCCTGTTGACGGGCGTGCAGCGATGGATGGCGGGCATTGACAACAGCGTCACTGGCGACCCGTTTGTGATTTCGTCCACTGGCAACCTGAGCGGCGCGACCTTAACGCTTACAACTGCGGGGGTTTTGTCGATAGCTGGTGGGCTGAACACGGGGGGAAGCGTCGATGTATTCGGCAATCTAGTCACCTCTAGCGATATTACAGCTGGCGACGATCTGATTGTTACGGATGATGCCTCGGTTGGCGGCGATCTGACTGTAACAGGTACCGCCCACATTACTGGGTATGTTGGCATCAATACTGCCTCGGCTGCCGCACATCTCGATTTGATTGCCGATTCTGCCAATGGCATCCGCTCTAGCGTGATGAGCAATACCAATTATTACAATCTTGTCTTTCGTCGGGCCGTGGGGACAGTGGGGAGTCCGACAGCGGTGCAGAACAATACCGTCGTTGGCATTATCGGTGTTGTTGGCTATCACAGCAGCGGCTGGCCGTCGACGACCAGCGCGGAGATCCGCGCCCAGGCGACCGAGAATCACACCAGCACGGCACGCGGCACCAAGTGGATCATGTCCGTCATGAAGAACGGCACGACGACGCTGGCGACGGCAATGGACTTGGGCGATGATCGACAGGCATTTTTCCCTGGCGTGGATGCGTTCACGACCGCCAACGCCGCCAACGTCAATGTCGAAACGACGTCGGGCTGGTTGCGCCGCTCGACGAGTGCGCGGCGATACAAGCGGGACATCCGCCCGATGGCGATGATTCCCGAAGTCTTTGACCGCCTCCAGCCGGTGCTATATAAGCCCGCAGAAGGCGTCGGTGGGCAGGGCCGCGACTGGCCCGGCCTGATTGCTGAGGATGTGGCGGACGCGGGCGGCGAGTTGTTTGTGACCTACAACGAGCGCGGCCAGGCGGACTATGTGATGTATGACCGGCTGGTGGTTTTGACCATCGGTGAGGTACAGGCGTTGAAGCGACGCATAACCGAGTTAGAAAGGAAAATTTACGGATGAGTGACCCATTGCCGGTAGGGGAAACACCGCCTGCCGAGAACCCCAACGCCCCCGCGCTGATCAAGCTGCGCACGTCAGCAGCGTTGATTCGCCAAATCCAAAAGATCGCGCCGATGCTCGACGATACGCGC